TGAAACGGTTCTGAACTTATGAATACCAGAAGTACCTGCAGGAACTGCAAGACCTAAAGTATTGATACCAGCAACGCCCGTGAGCGCCTCTCCTACCGTTTTAAAGAGTTTTACTGAGGTTGTATTGATAACCCTTACAACGTACTCATCACCGCTTACAAGCTCTCCCTCAATAGTCTGCAGACTATCGTATGCAGGTCCGAGTGCAATAGGTTCATTTCCATTCTGATTGTAGATAATAGTTTCACCATTGGTCAAGAAATGGGGATCTCTGAATTTAATGATCTCATTAACTATATCGACACCACCACCAAGAGACAATGGTCTGCTATCAAATTCAATTTCACGGAATCGAGCACCAACAACAGGTTGTAGAACTGCACCACTACCATTACCACCCTTGATTGATACAGATTCTACATCATCAATATCAAATTGTTGGGGATCTACAAATACTTGTTTTACAGATCCAACAATAATTGGTTCTGCTTTAGCACCAGATCCACTTGCATTTTTAGTAGTGATTGAAATAGATGGTGGATTTAAAACATCATAATCTCTACCACCATTCAATACATCAAATGATTCCAAAGGACCATAGTAAGTAGAGTCTGTGGATTCTGGACTACTGATCTCAGTACCATCAATAAGCATACCAATATTGCCTAATCCTCTCTTTTCATCTAAAGGAAGAGACTGTGGTGGAGAAAGTGGGAACTTTCTTAAAATACTATTTGGTGAAAGTACCCTATCTTCATGACGAGTAAGAGTAAAATTATGTGCTCCAGTTGTATTTGTATTAGGTCCAAATCTTACAAAATCATTTCCAGTCATATCGTCCTGGAGCAATGATAATGAGATGTATAATTTTATTTCACTATTAGTAACTTTCTTGATATAGTAGTAATCTCCAGATACTAAACCACTTAATTGATTATCAGCAGTATATCTGATTTGATCACCATCAATAAATTTAACATCTTGTGGAAACTTAATCGTAGAATAATTTTTAAAGAAAGTATCATATCCACCAAGATTGTTTACTGTTCCATCCGGAATTGAAGATTCAACAATTTGATCCTGAATACTATATCCAGGTAAAGAGTTTGAAGCAACATACCCAAACTGACTCTTATCGTCCGTATATACGTTCAGAATATTGGAAAGATACTTATTTCTACCATCCTTTAATTCAACACCAGACGTATCTGCCTTAACTAATATTCTTCTAATACTATAAGTTAAATTTTGATTGGGAGTAAAATTAGTTAAACCTGAGAGGACAACATCTTTAGTAGTATTATTGATAGAATCAACAATACCAAGATTCTGAGTTGCACGATTGTTGCTATCACCAATCAATACTTCAACTGTATCACCTTTCTTAAGTTGAGACTTATCAATATCTGTATATGGTTCTAGTGTAAAGGTTGCTCCATTGATTTCACTGATAGCAAATCTTGTGGAAGTATTATAGATCCAAGAATTTGCAAAAGTTTCTTTATATGTTTTATCTTGAGTTGGATTATTGATTATTTCTCCTACATTCTTAACAGAAATAACTTCATCCTCTTCCATCAAAGGAATATCATCAATTGCTTCAAAGTCCCTCAATACGCCAGTAATACGGAAATGAACTGGTTTAGTGACATCGCCATCTTCATATCCAAAAACTGTTTCATTGGATCTTATACCAGAAGTCTTCTCAATTACTGTACCAATACCAACGGTAGTTGAAATTCCTGTGCATCCAAAGAATTGATTAACACTCTTGGATGAATAATAAATTACTTGATTATTCGCTACAATATGACCAGTCTGTGCAAATCCAATGGTAGAATCTACAGTTATAATATTATCTGTAGGAGATCTATCTTCTAATGCCCTGGTAAATGGGGTAATATCAAATTTTCCTTCAATTAAATCTCTGTCGTTATATCCAACGAACAAACCAAAGTTGTAGAAAGTCTCATTATCTCTAGTGAAGATTTCTACTTCAGAAACTGCAGCATTAGTTTCAAGATCGTTAGAACGATATACAGTCTGACCTTCTAACTTAAATGGATTTCCAGATAAAACTTCTACTGCTACTTGCTCTCTTCTAATGTATTCTGCAGTAGATGGTTTAATTAATCTATTTTCGAGATCAAGAACCTTTGCTTTAACACCATAAAGAACTTTGAAGAGAATAATAACAGATTCTTCAATACCCTTGGATTGATAGAAACTTCTAGCATGCTTAATAAAGTTACCAACATTCAATCCTTCTACAAAGGTTTCTTCTTCAAGACCTGGAGTAAAAGTTCTTTTTAATTTCTTATAAAATTCCTGTAAAAATAATGCACTAAGATTCTGAACTGTCTCACCAGTCTCATGAGAATCTGCACTAGTGTCTTCAAATATTACACTCTGACGATTGACATTACTAAAATTAGTTATAGTTGTATCATCATACCCAGTGATACCACTAAAACCTCTAATACATCCTGTAAAGGTGGTTTCAGTTTTTCCAGTGTATGTGATGATTTCATCGTCGATCTTTAGCAGACCATACTCATCAGGAAAACCTTTAGTTGATGTGACAGTTATAATATCATCATCTGCATCAATTGCAGAACTTAGAGTTGTTTTACCAACAACAACTTCAGGGACAAGATTATCTAACTTGATATACCTGTCAAGGTTATCAATCAGATCTATATTACCACCCTGAAATTCTTGAGAAATATAATACTGCTTAAAAAATTCAACAGCTTTTGGAAAATCAACGACCAAAAACTCAGGGAGTTGACTCTCAATAATTTTATTGAGTTGAACTCTCTTTTCAAATTGCGACATATTTTATTTCCTCTCTAAGGATCCGTTTGAATAACTTGAAGTATAATAATCTCTAGTGAACGAGACGCCAGAAATATCTTCGCCTGATGCGATGACATCTTTAACCATATTTATCTGACTATTAGAAATGTCTAATGTCAAATATAAGTCCTTAAGACCAACAACATCATTGGATTCTGGGAACGCTTGAACCTCAACAATATCATTGGGTTGAACTGTAGAAACGATATTAATTGTGTTCAGAATTACTTCACCTTTTTCATAATCAACTATACCTGCATCTTTCACAACAATAGTTTTTATATTATTTTCACCAGGTTTAACAACTGAAATGACTCCAGTTTTAGTATCTGTAGGAACGTCTGTGAGATAAACTACAGATGATTCTCCAGAAATTCTAAACCCAGTTGACTTAATATTAAATCCACCAGAATTTACGTGGAACTTATTACCAAAGCATAATTCATATTGTGCAAACTGGTTCTTTAAAACCTTCATATCTCTTCTAATTTTAACTCTGGTGATGTTAGAAGTGATTGAATTATCAACACGATCAATTAACTGAAGAACTTTACTATACTTAAATCGCCCACCAAAGCGATTCATATCAACATCTTTAGAATAATTGGTAAGTGCTGATGTAATATTACTCTTCAGATTATCGACACTAGCCGTCTGTGATAAGTTGTAGTAGATGCTACTATCAAGTTCAACATAAAGAACTTTCAGATCAATAATTGATTGTTTAATACCTGCAATTGAATAAGACTTGAGTTTATTCAAGATCTGCTGCTTATCAAAGTCTGAAACGTATGTACCATTCTTAGGTTTGATACTAATCTGAACAGTACCAAATCTAGGAGGTGATAACTCTTCTCCGCCAACAACTGCAACTGATTCAGTACTAGGATAGATGGACTGAATGATTGCTTCATAATCTCTTGATGTAACCGCTCTATACTGCGCTGAATAGAGTCTAGGAGCGAAGTACTTAATTGACTTAACATCCTCTACACTACCACCGTTAGACGCCTTCTGGACGGTGTTAACGCTGACTGATGCGGTAGGAATGACTCTGATATTCTTTTCATCAGAGAAATTACCTTGGAAATCAAATATTGCAGGTCCATTACCTGCTGCACCATCAGTAACAATGTATCTAACAGTAATAATATTGCCAGTTTCTAATTCTTTTCCAAAATAACCGTCACCAAACATAATTTCATAACGATTTTCTTGAACTTCTTGCATCAAGAAGATTTCAGAATACTTATCAATGTTTAAAATATTATCAATATGCTTAAATTCTCTACCTAGACCAGTATCATTGACACCAGAGACGTAAACTCTGACTGTAGAGGTGTCAATATTAGGATTATCAAGAATATAACGCTGATCTATTGACGTATCAACGCTAAATTGACGTGTTAAATACGATCCTTGGAAGACTGTAATGGGATTTGTATCATCTCCGAAGACTGCAACATTATTTTTTACTCTAGCAGTGATTCTTTCGGGAACTGAGAAGCGATAAGACGTATTATCTGCTGCACCAACACACACCAGACCAGGTTCTAAGGTCAATGTAGAGCTTGTTGTGTCAGTTGGTACCTCAAATTTGATCTGTGCCCTTGCAGCGGTCCTAGAACGGGGTATATAACCAATATTTCTTGCCAGTGATACCACATTTTCACGGACTGTGGCACTATCCAGGAAGGATTCATTGACTACAAGGTTCGCATTGAATGCATTAATGTAAGTATTGTAGGCAAGAGTGTCAATTAAGACCGAAAAATTAGATCCTTCAAAGTCAAAGTCCGTAAAATTAGAGTTACCACGGAGATATTCTCTAATTTGAACCTTAATTTGGTCAAAATCTAAGTTAGTAAACTGTGTATAAGGCATTTTTTATCGCGTTGCCTCCAATATAAAGGAGAAGGCTTGTATTGGCAGGTCTAACCCAACGACTGTGAAGTGTACTTTTACATTAAAAGTGTTATTATCAGGTTGTGGATCAACTTCAATATGTAACTCATCAATTCTACGCTCATAAAAGCGTATTGTATTACGTATTTGATCCTCAATAACCCTAGCAGTACCATAATCTACAAATTCAAATAGACTTCCACGAATATCTGAACCTAAAGTCGAATTAAAAAAGCGTTCAGTGGGTATCGTTTCTACTAAATTACGTACTGATCTAATGATCGCACGTTCATTAGTGAGCACAGGAAGGTCCTTCGTCACTGGATGTGGATCGAAGGCAAAACTAATATCCTTAAATGCTCTAGAAACCCTCTGAACTGCCATTTAAATGGGTAAATTTTCCTGAATTTATTTATACCCCTACTCTTGATTTTGTTCTTCTTGCTTTATTTCTTCTGGATCTTCTGTTTTATGTGGCATTGACCAATAGTCTGTAATCAGACTTCTAGTACCAAAGGTTTGGTACATATAATCCTTATCTCTATCGACAGGTGAATTGCCCATTGTACTCCTGTTTGTGTAAAACAGAACTTTTTAAGGGGTTTCTATCCCTCACTCATATTTATTTACGAGTAAAAAAAGGGGTCGCCCTCAGCGACCCTGACCACGGTATTTCTTTTTAGCATTATTGCGAGAAGTCGCGGCATACTTCGTGTTTTTTCCGGATCCTTGACGAGTATTCTTGGGAGTAGACTCGATCATCTTCTCACCAGAAATACCAATTTTAGAACGTGCCATAATGATTAATCAGTAGTTGTGATAGTAGTTTCAATTTCCGAGGGGTTCGGAGACCCAGAAGAGTAGAAGTCCTCTGCCAGGTCTGCTAGTTTATCAAAGTATTCCTCTTGCGTCAAGTTTTCTGCAAGTACTTTTCCATTATGAGTGAGTGTATATAACTCCTGAGCCATATCAGATCACCCTTGTCTTCTCGTGACCAACTCTGATACGTGGATCACACCAGATCTCAAAACCTGCTGCGATTGCATCCAGACAGAATGATACATCCTCTCCACACATGTCTTGTACTTCACCAGATTCAAAGACTTGCATCTTAGGTGCAAACCATGGATACTTCATCTCATCATGCTCAAAGACGCCATTCTT